CATTACATCGCTCCAAGAAATTTTGACTCATCCTGATACTCCTTTTCTTTTTAATATCTATTAAACTGCTATGCTTTTATTTTTTACGAAGCTAATACAACGTTTATATTTTAATACTTTTCACGCATTTAGTCAAATTTTTGACTGATTTTCTGCTTATATCATTATTTAATCTTTCTAAATAAATTATGCACAATATATTTTTCAAAGCGCCTGCCGCATCCCCGCAGATTCTCTGCTTTTATTTTACATCATAGCCACAAGCAAGCATTTTAATTATATAGTAAATTTAAAAACAGACTTGTTTTGTTTTTCTTACACTATATAAAATAATTCTGTTTACACGCTAATTTACTGAATTATAGTGCTTTTGCTTACTTGACAAACACCGCCATCTTTTGTAAGATAAATATATAATATGGGGGTATAGCTCAGCTGGGAGAGCGCTTGAATGGCATTCAAGAGGTCAGCGGTTCGATCCCGCTTATCTCCACCAGAATTTACTAAGCCGTTGGTTTGACCAACGGCTTTTTTATTGCAGAGCATCTATTTTCTAGCCAAATTCTCTGTTACCGAAAAGCGAAATTGAAACCAAATTGCAACCAACAAGCATTATTTTTACCCGCGCATAAAAACAGCACCCACGCGAAACCCGCATGGGTGCTTGATTTTTTAATGGAGCTACTGACGGGATTTGAACCTGCGACCTACTGATTACGAATGTGTAATCGCATATTTTGTCACCTGTTCGCAAGGCCTTATCCTGCCAATACTATCGGAAATCTACCTATTATATAGGCTTGCCGAAACATCCCAAAATATACCCTAAAAAACAAGTATCTGTTCCCGCTTTGTTCCCGAGATTTTCTACCCTGCGGCCTCTAACCAGGCCGCTTTTCTTTTACCATGAATACGTTGCCCACACTGCAGGCTGTTTTTCTGTCCAATCATAGTCCACACGCACTCCGATATATTTTCCCTTTTGGCTTATTCTCTTTTTCACTTCCAACGATACGCCTTCTGCTTTTTTATCACGGCCAACCTTTACACCAACAGTGCGCAACACCTTCGGGGCGGCGTAAATATTATACTGCTTCAGCTCTACGGGCGTGCTTGCTGGCTTGCTCATATCTCCGACTATAACCGCCTTATCCGCTTTTCTGAAAGAGCGTTCACTTTCTGCGACTTTATCCACATTTCCCATGCTTGTCGAAATTGTCTTATCATAGTGGACTTTTTCAACCTGCTTTACTATGGACTTTTTTTGTCCCTCTGAAAGTTGTACGCTATCCTCTACTTTTTGCCCCGTTTTAATTTTAATAATATCGCTATTCTGCTGTCTGCAGTGCCTGTTGATAACCGCCAAGAACCATATAGCTACTATGATTACAAGGATTATTATTTTTTTGCTGTTTATATTATTCATGCTAAATTCTCCCAATAGTTTAACGCTTTTTCTATAGGCCTATAATTCCGCTTTAGAGCCACGTAGGCAGGCGGTAGGCACTACATACATGCTCCATGAACAATTACACCTAAAACAGAAAAAGTCTCAGTGAGCAGGGTGTCCACTGAGACCGTTTTTGTGATTTTTTTGACGCCAAAATCAAGCATTGATGCAAAAACAAGTTTGCGATTAGGCTTGCCTTTACTCCGTCAAGAAATCGGTGATGCCTCTTGCAACAGCCGCTGCAAAATCTCTTTTTTGGTCAATGAGTTTTTCACAGTCTGCGTCATTGCTGATGAAGGCGAGCTCTACCAAAACGGCAGGCATTGTAGTATTTCGCAGTACAATCAACCTCGGGCCAACCTTTACACCTCTGTCGGATGTTCCTAAGGAGTGCACAATTTGAGATTGGATACACGCTGCCAATCTGTCTGACTTGCTCCAATGGCTGAACACAAAGCACTCTGTTCCGTTGGCCTGCTCCGATGCTGCAGCATTGCAATGCAGACTTACGAACACATCTGCAGGCCAGTTGTTGGCTGATGCACATACGTTAGGATAGTTTGGATTTTCTCCAGCCAAATTATCGGACTGCAAAAGCTCAACTTCACAACCTGCTTTACGCAAATAATCTGCTACCATGTCGCCCACCTCTTTAACGATGGCGGCTTCTGTAACTCCATACGAATAATTCACTGCACCGCTGTCCACACCGGGGCAGTGGCCAGGATTGATAAACACTTTAGCCATTTTCCCTATCTCCAATCTTCATGCCTTCTTTATCTCCGATCTTCACGCCACGCATCTCGACATATTTATTGCCAAGTTGCGCAATGATGTATCCAACGCAGCCAACGCTGAAGGCCTCATAGTTGCCCCAGGTGCGCCCGATTACTGCAAGGTATACGCTAATACCTATGAACGCCAAAAACGTTCCTACGGCGCAGACACGGCCTATAGACAGGGCTGTGTCATCTTTCTTGAACATATTTATCAGTTTCTCCATGGCTTTTACTCCCTTCAATTATTATGCCTCACAGGACAATTTATGCATCTCGCTTCCAGATTGTCCATGCGTCTTTCCAACTTGCCAGTATTCACAAACAACGTATGCAGCTGCTCTTTATTTCCGGCAAGTTCTTCGTTGTTCTCGGCTACCTCTTGGCACAGCTTTTCCACAGCGCCTGCCAACTTGTCGACGCTGAGTTGCATCGACCGCATCTGCTCTTGTGCAGGTGAATTGCTTTTTACTAGCGGCACAATTATCCATGTCAAGAAAAACGCCATCAATCCGCTAATTATCCCTAGCTCTTGTAATGTCATATACTACTCCCATTTTATAGCTTCCAGCTCTTCCATCGTCTTACACTCCTGCACTTGCTGTTTAAGGGTGCGGTATTTTACATGCAGTGCATTGCTTCGCATTGCCACAGCTGCAATCACTGCACGCAGGTCTGCGGCCGTTACAGTAACATCATTCACTCGGAACACTCTCGTCACCTCCCAAAGTTATGGCGTTCACCTCGTCAACACTCTTGCATACATCTACTTCAGCCTGTTTCGCCCATCCTGCTTGCTTGCAGCTGCCTATATGCATCGACAAGTCCGCCATCCACTGCATAACCTGTGACGGCTTCAGCCAAAATATTTCCTTGCTGTTCTTACCTTCCGCAATGCCACGGACCGGGCAGCCATCGGGATACTTCTTTGCAAACAATGGTGTTTCTACATTCAAGGCAATGCCCTGCATGGTAAGTTGCGTTTCCTTGTCACTGTCATAGCGTACAGGTTCGCCACTTGCCTCACTTACAAAACCGCCCGTGATGCTGGATGCCGTCCACTGTGTAACCTCATATAGCTTGCGCTGCTTAGCGTACCACAATGGCTCAACTTCTGTGTATTGCTCCCACAGGCTACACCATGGATAATATACACGCTCGTTGGCTTTTATCGGGCAAGGTGCATTGACAATGTTTATTATTTTGTTGTTTTGGTCGACTATACAAATCATTTATAACGCCCCCAGTTGTTTGATAGTGATCGTACCAGCCTCGCCGTCAACAGCAGGAGTCCACAGTCTTCCAGCTATTCCACCAGCAGCACTAACAACAGCATTATTTTTTATAGTATTACTTATAATGATAATCGTGCCACCGCCACCACCACCACCGGAAGTAGTATAATAGCGGTTTCCATTTTCGCCATTGCCACCATCGGCAGAAATCTTACTGCCTTCCAATAAGGCGACCTCGGGAGCAATAATTGATATGCCATATCCGCCACCCCCACCACCGCCAGACGTATACCCGGAAGAAGCAATAGCACCACCGCCGCCACCACCACCATTGCCGCCATAATCAATGCCTATTCCAATACGTGAGCTACCGCCTGCACCACCTATGTGGCTATTTACTCCGCCACCTGCACCACCATAGCCACCGCCCGTGCCGTCTTGCCCTGCTGTGGGCTCTCTGTTGTCGTCATCGCCAGTCGTCCAACCGCCATTGCCACCACTTGCGCCGCCTGTACCACCTTGGCCTTTCGCACCAGGACTGCCGTTGCCGTTGATAGTGCCTGCTATAACAACGCTACCTGTGGCTTTGATAACTAATTGCTGATTAACGCTTACAGTCACGCCAGCTTTGATAAATACCCTTTTATAATTTTTCACGCCGCCAATAGTAATATCTGCGGACGGCATAAAATCGCCATCACTGCCATCACCTCTGTCAGTATACCAGCTAGGGTATTTGTTGGACTGCACCGCAGCCAACGTACCCATGCCTGTATAGCTAATCTGAACAATCTTGCCAGCATCCACGGAAGAAAACTCAATCATTCCTGTGTTCCAATTATCGTTGCCGTCTGCTTTGGTCGAATAATCGGGGCGAAACTCCCCCGCTGCAGGAGTTGCCGCAACCTCGGTCAACGCTGATGCAGTGACTGCACCTGTTGAGCTGTCTACCCATACTGCTCGGATGTTGCTCGGGTCTTGCTTCTCGGGAACCTCATTCAACCGTATTACATAGGGCGATACACTTGGAATAATATGCGTTTCCGTCAAGTTGATATAGGTTGTTGTTCCTCCGCTACCTACAAACGGATTGATTCTAATATTGCTAGGTTCACTCATTTGCTCGCCGCCTTTCCTGTTTTGTTTGTTGCCTGCTGCAGCAATTCATTGTTACGTGCGTTACGCTCTATATCAAGCAAATACTTGCTGATGGGAGGCGCAGGAGGCTCTCCAAGCTCCATATCACACATAATGCCATTATCACCGCTGACAGTGTATTTCAGCTTTGTGATTGGATATTTGCGAACCTTGCCGTCTGTGTCTGTAATCAATGCCTGACCATCTACGGACAGCCTGCGCACCCAGAACACACCATCAGGCTTTGGGTAATTTAATTCTACGCCGCCCACCTTGGCAGACAGCTTCGGCTCTTTCGCTTTTTCAAGCTCCGACTGTCCCCAACGTGTAGCATCTGCGGCCGTGTACGCTGTTGGCAACGTCCATACCGCCTCACTGATGCCGTATGCCTGTTGGCTTGCTTTATCCTCAACAGTCGCAAGCCAGCTTTCGCCTTCTGCGTCCACGTCTGCGCCCTTGATTCGAGCGTAATTAACGATTTTGCTTATATCCTGCTCGGGAAGAAAACTATCAAGATGTACCCCCACCCAAAAGCGGGCCTCTTCGTTAATTTCATCGGTGCGTGGTTTGAAATAAAATTCATGGTATTCATCCACCCCGTATACAAAGTCCGTCGCAAATTCGCTAAGCTGTTCTAGGGCTTCTTTTGCGCTCACGCCGTCAAAAACAATCTTACTAATACGATAACCTACGTTATATATTTTGCTTCGGTTAAGCACAATGCCAGTCTTGCGCTCTGCCTGCCTGCATATATCTCTTACAATGTCGGCTATTTCCATGCCAGTGTATTCGGAAAAAATCAGCACCTTGCTGAGCCTCTCGAAAAAGCCGTGGCAGGTAATTTTAAAATCCGTAGCAGTACCGCCGCTGTCAGGCCTCGTCAGTACCTGCCCACTGTACCAAGGGCGTTTATCACCGAACAAATAAATGTCTACACGCTGGCCGTACATGATTTCCGTAAATGCCGGAAACTGCTTAAATGTCATCGTGCAACTGCCGCAGCCGTTTTTGCCTAGCTCGAATTGAAGCTGTGCAAAGGGATTGCCTTCGGTGCCGTTGGAAAAAATAGCTGTTTTCGTGCTGTCTTTGTTATAAAAAACAACCTGTACGCTGTTGGGGATATAGACAACATCACTTGTAGTGCCACCACCCGTACCGCCACCGCCTGTACCACCGCCAGTGCCCTTCTTCTTGCCTGCACCCCATACGAACGAGCCATACAGTTGCGAGCCATATAAGATGTTCATGCTAACCACCTGTTTCGCCATTGTATAACAATCTTGCCGATGCTACTGCCTTTTATTTCGTAGTTGTTTGTTCCAGGCTTAGCCGTCAGAAAATGGCCGCTGAAAGCATTTATGGCATTGTATGTATCTCTACGCACAGTGCCAGCTTTCGTATCAACAGTAAGCATCGCAGGCCTTGTAAGCAACGTATCTGCGACACGCATTATCTTTCCGGTTTCCACGTGCCTTACAGTAATGTCCGACAACGTCTCACGAGGAATAATTGTAATCGTCAACGGTGTATCAACAGAGCCCATGTTAACCACTGTTACCGTTGCCCCTCCATCATCATTTATGATAGGGCCTGCCTTGTCACTTTCTTCGTCAGCGTATCTAAACGGGTCGGCCAGCAATAATGTAACATCGACGTCAGCCTTTACCCCTTTATAGCCTTTTATCCATTTCGCCGCACAGGATGCCATACACGCCACATTATAATAGCCGTCGCGGGTCGACAGCTTGTAGTCGCGTTGGTAAAAAATCCTTAACAGCTCATTAAGATTTTTATTGTAATCAGCTTGATTTGTGCCACTGATTAAAAACCCCAGCTTAATCTTTTTCCCGTCAATATAGCCGTCGCCTGTAATGGTAGAGCCGTGGCTATATCCACGCTTTTCGGCTTTCGCTCTGACTGACAAATCAGCACTATCTTCAAGGCTATATTGGTACGGTAATTGCCTTCCGTTAATAATGAGCGGATACGTTATTTTCGCCGTGTATTTAGCTCTTTGCTTTGCCATACCTTTACCCCCTCATACCTGCCGCAAGACTGTATTCAAAGTCTGACATTAAACCATCGTAATCGGTCCCATTGTTAATATCGCCGTAGTTATTAAATTCAACCACAGCCCCAGCACTGCCACCGCCGCCAATACTTACTGCCCCACCTACTGCATAGCCATTATTCAAAGCATTCAGCAAGGGCAGTCCTAGCCTGCGTACGGCCTTTGCATTGATAACATACTCGCCATTGCTAAGCATTGCAGGTATGCTATCGCTAGTGCCCGTCCCTGCACCAAATACAGGGCCACCATTCGCCTTCTGCATGATGTTGCCTGCCGTGATACTGCCCAAACCAGCCGCTGTCATTGCCGCTGTCGCCGCTGCATATGCTGGCGGACCTGCTATCGGGCCTAATGTGGCAATACTCTTTTGAACCGCTGCAGGGACGGCCGCTGATGCTTCTTCCGCACTGTTTGCCGCATTTTCAACGGCTTGTTTTTTGCTAAGCAACTTCTCCAGCACAGCCGCTGCCTGCTTCTTAATCATGAACTGTATAAACATATTGACAATG